CCTCCTCTATGTTCTATTAATTTCTATTGTACAGAAGCAATTCTTTTGTGTAAATGAGAGGGGGTGTTATATAATAGAACACGACCCAGGCTTAATTGTCTTAGTAAATACGGACTTATTATATTCATTCGTCAAAAATTCGTCAAAAAAGAGCATGCACAGGAATGTGTATGCTCTTTTAACGCTATCCGAACAACTGCTGTATGTCGCTTCTGGCTTTTGCACGCATGTCTTCCGTATACGATATGTATGTTTTAAGTACGGTTTCGACTGAGTCCCCGAGTAGAGCAGCTACGGTTTTTATATCGGTACCGGCGGATAACAGCCTTGTCGCATATGTATGCCGCAAACAGTGTATACCATGACCAGCGTATGCCCGAACAATGTCTGAGAGGTGCCCGCTTGACTGTCTTGTAAATAATCTCTTGTCGATATTCGCACAAGAAATCTGCAAATGAAGAACTATGTCGTCAGCAAGAGATCGCGGAATCGGGATAGTGCGATTGCTGCGGTATGTCTTACACGGCACAAAACCCGACGAAGCTCTGCTATTCGGTCGTTTAACACCCCACTGCTTATTGATAGTAATTTCTCGGTGCTCAAGATCTATACAGTCTGTTGTCAGCCCGAGCATTTCACTGACGCGGACGCCGGTTTTAGCGCAGATAGCAATCTGTAGATAATTTGCAAACTGCAATTCTTTTCTGGCTCTCACTAATAGCGCTTTTAATTCAAAATCCGTTAATACGTTCAAGCTGTCCGACGATCGGATGGTTATGCGGTGCAGGTCTTCCGCGGGATTAACTGCGATTATTTTGTAAGTTTTCTGCGCGGCGTGGAACAAGGTTTTTAAGACTGTGACAGTTTTATTTTTTGACGTATCTTTTCGTGTATTACCGTTTAACGCGTGACGCAGATCTACGAAGGTGATATCGGTTATCTTTTTATCATAAAGCCCATTTTGAAGAGATTTAATATCCGCTCTATATGAGGTTTCAGTTGTATATGCAAGGTGTTTATCTAAGGCATATATGCCGATAAATTCGCCAAGCGTCAGGTCTAACAAATCTCTGTCCGTAGTTACACCGATTTTATCGATCAGCAGTTTTTTTGCTGTGTCTGACATCGCTTCCGCACGCGACGAGAAACCGCCTTTGCTTTTCTGCTTCCATCTGCCGTCCTGCTCATACGAGAGGACCAGCTGCCAGGCGGGCTTGCTTTTCGTGCCGCGATTCCGGACTAAGAAATTGTAGCGCATTATAAAATCAGCTCCTTTGTTTAAAATGAGCTGATTGTGATATAATTATAAAGTAATCAGCCCGGGGTGGGTTATTACAGCTTCCCGTTATCGTACCGTTAATACGATAACGGGATTTTTATGCTGCTATTTTTCTTTCACGTACGTAAAGTAGATCCACAATAAAATTAAAAATACTATAATACTACTCATTAGCAAACACTCCTTTTACAATCAACTTTCAAGCAAAGTGGCTTCCTGAATTAATTCTTGCACTATCTTCTCATTACATTCTTCAACAAGTGACTTCATCCGGAACAAATCAATAATTCCCCAGATCCCAAAACCGGCGCAAGTGATCCAGTATAAGATGTTCTTGATAGGCTGCCCAAGATAGAAATAGTGGATACCACACAAAATCCAGCAGATGTACGCCATAGACGTCTCTTTTTCTTTAGTATTGAGCTTACTCGTCACGTAGCTTTTCTGCGTCGGCGTCAGGTCCCTTAATAGTAATAACGTTGTTACTGTCATTTTAAAAGTCTCCTCTCTCATAAAAAAATTATTGTATCTCGGACTGTCTTAGTACAGCTAACCCTAATACTTTTATGCTTTCGCAAGTATCTTCGGTAAAAAACATAGGCGCGTATTTACTATTAGCTGACGCCAGAGACACCGTTTTGCCAGCCTTATAAAAACGTTTTAGACATACTTTTTCGTTATCTATTTCAACGCAAGCTATTTTACCGTTTGGCACTTCGGGCATCGATTTAATAAAAACTATGTCGCCGTCGTTGATGTTTGCGTCGATCATACTGTCACCGCGGACGGTGATGCAAAAGTCGACGTCATATTTATTCTCTATATCATAGTACGGGGTGTCTTGATTGAGATCCTCAAGCGGCTGTCCAGCGGCAGCGTATCCCAGCATTGGGACTTTTTTAAATTGCGGGCGGTGGGCGCCGGGCGGGAGTGTCGTATCAACATCCCAGCCCATAATTACCGCTGGACTTATCTGCAATGCTTCAGCCAACGCAGCAATTCGATCCCTGCGCATGTTTGCGATGTCGCCTGATTCCCAGCGAGATATGGTTGCCGGGGACACACCTACTCTTTTTGCTACATCTTCGAGTGTTAGTTGTAGTTCTAATCTTCGATCTTTTAGTATATCTTTTATATCCATATTCTCACCTCTTTTGTACAAATTCTACCATGAATTTTGCGAAAAAGCAAATTATTTTGTAAAAAAGCATTGACTTTTACAAAAACGCAAGTTATACTATTTACGTAAACGCAAAAAGAAAAGAGGTGAGAACTGAATGTTGGATAAAAATAAATTTAAATACTTTGCGGCAGAAAAAGGTATCCCTTTAAACGTCTTAGCTACGAAAATGGGCATGAACCCTGCTACGCTCAGTAAAAAGTTAAGCGGATTTACAGAGTTTACCCGTAAGGAAATTCAGGACTATCAAAAATTAACTGAGGTATCAGATGTAGAAATGCTGTCAATTTTTTTTAGCTAACAGCTTACGTAAACGCAAAAAGAAAGTGAGGTGTAGAGAATGCAAGGATGGGCGATAGTTAAATACTTTAATAAGCTGGTTGACTGGCTATCCACCAAAACTACCGAAAAGCTGATAGCTATGTCGATACTCATCATCCTATGGGATATTGTGTTCTTTTTTGCGAAGCAAGCGATACGCATTGCTATCCGATGAACCAAGAGATGATAGTTGCGAAAAACGAGGCTGCAGCAAAGCCTACGGAGGCTAAGATCGCCCGTTGGCTAAAGCGTTCTTTCTTGAGGATGTATAAGATACTTTCGCCTTCTGGCGTTAGTTCAAATGTATCTTCCGGGGAGAATTGATACAGAAGTGTATATCTTTCAGGGCGTCGGGCGAAGCTGAGAATGTATCTACCGTGGTCATAGATATTGTGCGTAGGATTCATTGCTAAGTCTTTGTAAAGATCTTCGTCAGTCGGAACATCAGAAACATATTGACGGAACGTAGAGTCTGTTAAAGATTGGATTCCTTTACAAAAATCCTGATAAGAATTGTGCCCTTCCGCAACAAGAGTTACGAGTAGATCTATTTCACGACGAGAGAGCTCCTTAGCAGATTTCTCATCGGTTTCCACGGCATGAATAAATAATTGCTCGTCTTTGGACAATCGCCTATCAAATGGAGAGTTAAATGAGGGTACAGTTATGCCTTGAAAATTATCCAGATCGAAATCCATAAAAATCACGTCCTTTCAAAGGATATTATAGCAAAGTAAAAGAGAGGTGAAGAAGAAAATGACTGAAATAAAAATATGTCGAGATGCAAACAAAGCATTAAGACGGAATGTTGCCCTACAGCGGATGAGCGCGTTCGTAGAAACCAAAAAAGAACTTAACGCGCGGCTCATGGGATTACCGTCCGGGGATTTAGAGAAGCTCGCTAAGCTTAATAAGCTGTTTGATGAAATTATTGATGACGAACTCAAGAAGCTATAAATCGGCTGGCAACTTTGCCATATACAAAAAAGGAGGTGAGGGAAATGGAAACGTTCATTTATATAACGGCGGCTATGTTAATAACAACATTTATAAATATAACTGCCGCAGGGTATTTAACGGTGAAGATGGCCGAGTTTCTTTGGGAGAAAGTAAAGCGACTATAAACAAATTTGTCTAAATAGAGGATAACCAGCAGTTAAGCAAAAAAGGGAAGTGATCAAAATGGAAATCGCGCTGCTATCAAAAGAAGAAGCACGGCGGCTGCTCAAAATTTCCCGGTCGACGTTTTGGCGGCTGGAGAAGAAAGATATCATCCGGCCGGTGCAATCGCTTCTGCCGACAAGACGCTACCGGCTTGCCGACATTGAAAAACTGGTAATGAGATAAGGAGGATTCAACATGATTGACAAAGCAATGAAGGCATTGTACGTATTGATTTTTATATCAATGATTATATCGGTTATTGAGGCTCTGTCATGTCTAAACTTCTGACGGCTTTTATATCAATTGTTCTCTTAGCTGGTTACGCAGTACAGGCACCTGAAAAGACGGTGCCGTACAAAGTGACACTCCGGAATGGCGAAAGCGTCTGGGATGCTTGCGCGAAAGTCGCAAGCAGTAAAGACGACGTGCGGGAAGTGGTCTACAACACACTGAAAGAAAACCACATAAAAAATCCAGGCAACGTTCAACCGGGTACGGAAATCGTTATCAGAGTAAAGGAGATGAAATAAAGATGGCATGTAGGGGAGATGTCGATACCGAAGATTTAGAACGGATAGTTTCTATTGCACGCAGCGGAGAAAATATACTCTGCGGATATTTTAAAGATTTTGATGGCTGCCTGTCTGTTGAACAGAAAGAAAAAGTGACAGCTGCTACGGATTTCTTTGAAATGCTATCGAATCACTTAGAAACACTAACGGCAGCTGTCGAGGCTATGAATTACAGAGAGGAGATGTATGAATGCAGAGAAGACTATTAACTATTTTATTCACATTGTTAGCGCCCTTCGCGGCGCATGCGGAATGGCTCATCACGGAGTGCAGCGCTTATACGCCTTACGATTGTGGGACTATCACCGCAACGGGTGAAACAGTCCATGTTGGCGGGGTAGCTTGCAACTTCCTACCTTTCGGTACAGTCGTCATCATCGACGACAGGGAGTATGTAGTCAATGACCGCTGCGGGATAGATAACTGCATAGATATTTTCATGGAAAGCTACGAAGACGCCATTCAATTCGGGAGACGGTATAAGGAGGTTTATATCAAAAGATGAATTATAAAAAGATCTATTCGCAAGCGATCAAAACACTCTTAAAAGGACAGCCGCTACCCATGCATATCGGCGAGGATGGCGGGAAAGACGGTTTGTTCATCAACAATTTTTGCTTATGTTTTCTGCCGAAGGACAAAAACATATTTGCTCTAAGAACATGGGCGCGCTTAGACGGTGTAGATTATCTGCTTCCAAAAAGCGAGCTCAGCACCGTGTTCCCTACCGATACGATCATAAACAAAAAGACTAAAGCCTGTCTGCTAAAAACGGCAAACGGAGAGGACTATGCACATTTTATCTGCGAAACATTTCTCGAGTATTTTGACAAGGATGCCGAAATTAAAGTAAATCCGAAGGCTGAGATATCCCCTTTTTACATCTACGAAAACGGAGAACTTGCCGGGATAATAGCACCGATACGGCAGAAAAAATGAAAGGTGGTGATGCAAATTGATTGTTGGCACATGTAAAAAACCGTCCGGCTGCTGGAACAGTCGAACGGCAAAAACAAAAATACTCTAAATTATTATAACACACGTAAAGGAGATAATAAAATGATCAGAATTGAAATCGACGTAACAGACGTAGCAGAACTGAAAGCACAGTTGAAAGGCCTCTTAAATGAGCCGGTTAAAAGCACAGTAACAGTTACACCGGAAAACGTTACGGTTGCAGCACCGCAGATTAAAGAGGTCAAAGTACCTAAGGCGAAGAAAGCAGAGCCTGTAAAAGAAGAACCGAAAACAGCTGTGGCGGCCGAACTGACGGAAGATCAGAAGACCGAACTGCGTACGCTTTGTGCAGAATATACACATAAAGTAGCTGACGGCAAAGAACGGATTAAGCAGTTCTTGAAAGATAAGGGACTTGCTAAAGTAACTGAGCTCAATCCGGCTGATTTACCTGAATTTAAAGCGATGGTGCAAATCTGATGGTGCATGCAGTTTTAAGCGCATCGGCCAGCTCCCGATGGTTGCACTGCACGCCGTCGGCGAGGCTGGAGCGGAAGTTTCCGGACACGTCGAGCTCCTACGCGGAAGAGGGCACACAGGCACACGCTTACGCCGAACGCTTTCTGAATCTGTTTCTGAAGACAGGCAAGACTACTGTTGCAATAAAAGACAACGCAGAAATGCAGGAGGCTGTACAATCTTACGTCAACATCTGCGTTGAAAAGATCAACGAAGCGAGAATTGCTTCTTCGGATGCGCAGATCAAAGTTGAACAGCGGCT